ATCATCAATCAATCCTGTTAGTTTAGAATGTCTAAACGAACTATTAAATTCTTGTAAGTCGCTTGTATTATAGTTTGCAATCGTTGTAGAAATTAAAGATGCCAATTCATCTTTAGTAGATGTTGTTGCAGATGAATCATAATTAAATGTAATATTTAAAATTAAGAAAGTTGTTTCTGGGTCTACAATCACTGGTGTAATAGAAGCAACTTTATATGGACTGAATGCAGCCACCAAGTTACTTTTTTGTACAGTCGTTAAGTTTGCACCAGTTGTAGGTTTAATTGAAATAAACACTTTACCATATTCTGGGTTACTTGATACTCCTGTACTTGTATCGTAACTACCATCTTCTCCACCCCAAACAGAAACCGCTTGAGTGTTTGGAAATAATTTTTTAGTAAATGTTTTATAATCATCTACTGTTACACATCTTCCTTGAGCTGCATAATCTAATGGTGCATTAAGTTTTATTGATTGTATAGTTTCAGGATTAGCACCACCTATTGCACTTGCAACAGTTGTGATTGTTATTCCTAAAACACCATCAATGGTTGAAGGCGCACTAAATGTATCTGCCCCATTTGCTAAAGTTCTATTAGTTACAACATATTGTAGTTGCACAATATTACCATCTGATAAAGATTTACTTACTATACCATCACCAAAGTAAACTTCATACAAACCACTATCAGTTTCTTGTAAATAATAAACTGTACTTGATGGTGATAGTTGTGTTATGTCTGTTGCTTTAGTATAGGTTCTAGTTGTTGAATCAGATGATGATGTTTGTATTTTAACTGTTAGTGTTGAAGTATCTGCACGAGCATCATTTAATAAAAATCTTTGGTCAACATTAGAAGTGTTTACTGTATAAGATGATGTAACATAAGTACCCTCATAAATTCTTACACTGTCAAAGGGAATTGAAGAACCTGTACTGTTAGAAGTTATATCTGAAATTGTAACAAACTGATAACCTGAACCATTAACACTTGTTGAAAATACTGTACCAGATGCCATTGTTTTTGTATTAGCAGTTGTAGCTAAACTTACATTAATTGTAGCATAGGGTGCTCTTGATGATGTTACTTCATAACCTAATGACTTAGCATGTGATACTACACTTGAACGAAGTGATGCACTATCTAAAAACATTTCATTTGCCAACATGTTAGCATTGAATCCTAAGTAGTGAGTATTGTATGCAAGAGTATCTAATAGAATGTTCATACCAGAACCTTCAAAGTCATAGTCTTTAAATTCGTTTTGTGCTCTTAAAAATGTTTTAAGATTTAATTTTATATTATCAAAGTCTAATTCGGTTACTCTTAATCTTTTATCATTTGTTGCCATTATCGTATTCTCTCTAACATAACTGATAAGTCTACCAATTCTGTGGGTGCGTTAACTACATAAAATTCTATTGATACATTATAAATATTTCTATCAAAATCTGGTATTGTTCTAACTGATACTAAACGGCATCTAGGTTCAAAGTTTTGTATAACATCTTCTACCTTTCTTGATAATATCGCAGCTATTATAGGTGTCATATTTTCAAATAACATATCTCTAATTCCACCAGATATTTCTGGGTGGAATGGTTTTTCAAATTCATTAAGTTGAATAAGATTTCTTAATGACCTTTTAACTGCTTGTATATCAGTTACTTTGTTAACATCAGAGCCTACTATTTTTCTAGTAAAGAATAAATCTAAATCAGAGTATTGTCTAACATTACGACTGATATCATTTTGTGATTGTGCATCTTTGTAAGCAGACATATATAATCTCTTGTTATTTAATTATTATTTATAAGAGATTATCTCATCATATGACTTATTTATATACATCTTGTAGTTTTTTTAATGCTGCATCTTTTGCTTTATCTTCATCTGATTTTGTTTGTTCTATAATTCTTGTTATTGATTCCTCTTTAGTTTTACTGACTAGGTCTGACACAAGTGATGCACCAGTGGCACCACTGAAAATATTTGTAACGTCTTCTTTGACTTCTTTAACTAAAGTAATTCCCTCTTTAATATCTTTCGGAATAACATCATCAAGAATATTTGTAGAACTAAAATCATCAATAAAAAATTCAGTTGGTAACTTATCTGGTTCATCAGGCTCTGTTGCTAGTAATATGCTTTTAGCTTTTGTTCCAAGTCCTTCTACTTTATTAGGTAACGAACATATATCTGCAGTCAAGTCAATATCACCAAACGCTGCTTTTAGTTCTGCAGCTTTTGCTATAGCTTCTTTACCACCAGCAGCAAGACCTTTGAGTTCACTTATTCCACTCTGCATACCTTTTGGTAAATCAGTAAGTTTTGGTAGTTTCGGCATCAAATCCTCAATATTTTTCTTGTATAGTTTTGTTTTTGCTTCTAATTTAGAAATCATATCTTCTGGCTCTTTATCTATAGCACCATCTATTTCTTCTTTATTTTCTTCTGCTCCTTCGGAAAATGAAGCTAAGGCTTTATCAAATAATCCTTTACCAATGCCACATACATCTGGTATTTTTAATTTATCTGAAAACGACATATTTTTCTCCTATCTTATTTATTATTATACAGCAGCTTCTTCTGGTACTGATGTAGGATTAGAACCTAGTCCAGGCGTATCTCTATGGAAATGGGTAGTGAGTCCAATACCTAGTTCGGAAGAATTTACAGCAGTTACTGTGCTATCAATCCCACTAAATAATAATGTACCAATTCCTGTTGACTTAATAGCTATTTTACCAGCAGTCTTTATTGCCATATCACTTCCAGAAACTATTGATACTTTTAAAACACTCATTAAACCTATATTTTCAAAAGCTGTTATTCTTACATTTTTAGATACTGACTGTAAACTCATTTCACCAACACTTGTAATATATTGGTCACCAGTAATAGTAGTACTAAAGTTACCACCAACAGTTAAATCAAAATCTTTATTTGTTGCCTTAGTATCAGTACCAATGGCACATCTGAGTGTACCCCCAACATTGTATGCATGATTACCTAAGATTGATTCTTCTAAATTACCAGCACCACCTGCTCCAATCTTAACTTGTTCACTTCCATGAATTTTTCTTGTATACTTTCCACCAACCTCTAATATATAATCTCCTTTAATGTATTCTCTTTTAGTTCCATACGTAGTCATGTTTACATTTCCCGTTACAAAAATATTAGATGCTCCAGCAATAATTTCATAATTGTTACCTACTACCTTAACTGTCTTTGTGCCATCTGCTACAATTTCTTCATATGTACCAGACATATGTTGTTTTAATAATCTTTCTCCACCTGGCGTATCATCTATTTCTTGTACATGACCTGACTCAGATTCATGCACATGGTTGAAAGGATATTGACCTGTAGGTTTTGTTCCTCTTGGTGTAGGTTCACTGAATCTAGGATTTTCTTCTTTTCCTGTGTCTGTAGAAACTGTTGGTATGTTTGGTTTTGATGCAGCGGCTATGCCTTTTGTTATCCCAGCTCTCCTGTCTGATAATGATTTGTGTGTTTCAGCATCACCATCTCTTGCTAGTCTTGATACATCTGATTCATTGATTGAGTGATTAGAACCTTTTCTTTGTAGAGATGGGTATACACCATTGGGGTCTGTGAATCCATAATCTCCACCAAAATCGCTACCAGCTTCCATAGGATAACCTGGCAATGAACCCATAATGATTGGTTGTTGTTTTTCGTTTGCATCTCTAAAGAATCCGATTACCCATGTACCCTCAACTAAAAAGGTAGGTGTGTTTCCCATACCTTGCATTGATGGGTCGGTAACAGGATGCATGATATGTGCCCATGGCAAATCTGCAGATGGGATATCTATTAAATCTTCTGTGTGGTAACCTAAACAGCGGACTTGTACTCTACCAAGTTTAGCAGGGTCATTACGATTTTCTACAACACCAGTAAACCATACAAAGCCATCGAGGCCCATAAAATAATTTTCTTTCATGTAAAGTATTTATACTAACTATTACGATAGTCTAGATAGATATTTCCAGCAAGAACAATTCTTTCTCCAATCATATCGATTGCCTTTGGCACTTCGTGTATGACTTGCCCAGGAAACATAATCAGTTCATCTGTCTTAGGAAAGACTTTAAGTTTTGCTTCTTTGAAATATAAGGGTGGGGCATTGTAAGGTACTTCAATATAATAAACCCAAGACCACAATGCAGGGCCATGGGTATGGGGTAGTGTATAATCATTCTCTGAATAAACTGCACCCCAACAATCATATGTAAAAAATTTGTCTAGTGTTCCTTTCTGGTCTTTGACTTGTAAACTCTTTACGATATCTATTGCAGAATTACAAACTTCATTCACATAGGAATTCATTTGATGTAGATACCAATCAGTCATAAATGCTTTCACATTTGTTTTTCGTTGTTGTGTATCTTCTTGAGAGCGAATGACATTTATCAACTCTTTATGTGAGTAGTGTAAAGATAGTTGTCTGCGTATCACTCGCTCCTTTTTTGTGAATGTGTGAAACTCATCTTCTGTTCGAAGATTATTTGATAGTTCTTTTAAAGACATTTTATATTCCTAAAAATTCATCATTTGGTATTTCTGCTCTTGTATTGTCTTGTTCTATTTTTGTTTTCATCATTGCTTTACATTCTTGTATATCATCATTGATAGTACGAATGTCATCTAGCATATTAGACAAAACAAAATATAGATAAACTGCACCCAGCCAAAAGACTAGTACAGTTACAAATAATATAAAGTTTACCATAATATTTACCTCTAAGTTTTATCTATGATATCTCTTAGTATTTCATTATGAAGTATAGTTAATATCATATC